ATCAAGCGCAACGGGCAGTCAGTGGTGCAGACCTTGGCCCACGAAGCGGCGCACGCGGTATTCGCACTGGATCACCCGGCAGAGATAGTGAACCTGGAACGCCTCCTGGTCAACCGGCAAAACATAGAAGCCATGGAGGCGCGGGTGCCTACAGAGAGCTACGCACAGCAGATAGAGCAGGTGGTTAAGGCGGAACTCGGTTAGCCGAAAGGGGAGACACGATGCCTGAATCAATACCGCTACATTGGGTGACTGATGGCTTGGCATATTGGGTGCTGTTCTGGAGTCTGGTTAACATCATATTGCCGCCGCGTGAGATTTTCGCCAACTCCTCAGAGTCGGCCAAGGCCAGGTATGAAATAGTGCTCAAGCTGGTGGCTTACTACGGCGCCTTAAATCTGCGTCAGCAGAGCGTGCGGCTCTACGAGGCGGTGCGCAAGCCCGAACCGCCTGATGCGGCGTAAAGGCCAGGAGTCTCAGCCATGAGCGACCGCACCATAATGATTGTGATGATGGTTTCGGGCCTAGTGACGCCAGCCATTGTTTTGGTTGCGGCCATCAAAATGTGGTACGTCCTTGGGGAGTATCGCCCACACGCCCACACCGAGCGGGGCGATAGGGAAACCCTCACCACTGATGGAATCGTTTACCCCAGAAGCATGACCGACAACAAATGAGCCGCGATGAGATTATCGCACTGGCACGGCAGAAAGCCGCCGACACTGGCCTGCGCCCTGAGCTAGTGCTGGCAATCGTGGAACAAGAATCAAACTTTAATGAGTTTGCGATTCGTTATGAGCCTGCATTCATGGCCCGATACGTTGGACCTGCATATCTGAGAAAGGAGTTCTCAGCGACCGAAGCCTACGCACGGGCGATGAGCTGGGGATTAGGGCAAGTCATGGGCCAGACGGCCCGCGAGCGAGGATTCAAGGGCGTATACCTCTCTGAACTCTGTGACCCTTGGAACAATCTGACTGTGATGTGCGGGATTCTTGCCCGGAACCTTGAGCGTAGTGCTGGCGATGAGACCAAGGCGCTGCTGGCCTACAACGGCGGCGGCAACGCGAACTATCCCGCCGAAGTGCTGGCGCGAAAAAGCAACTACGAGAAAGAGAACTTGTCTGACGCTGGATCGCCTGTCGAGAAGACGGGCGCCGCGCAGGCATAAGGGAGGATCGCGGGCATGAAGAGCATACCGACACCAATGCGGAGGGGAGAGACTCAGCGGAGGAGGGCAGCTCTGGCGCTGCTCGCGATCCTTCTTGTTGTTTCCGCGGGATGCGACTGGGAACTAAACGCCTACAGGGCGCTGGCCGTGGCGCAGTCGAGTTACGACTCGTACTGGCGCGCGGCGGTGCAGCTTCACGAAGCGGGCGTGATGAGCGATGAAATCTACGCTCGCAGCCGCGCCATCGCCTTCCGGATTTCGACGCTGGGGAGCAAGACCACCGATCTGCTCGTGGCCTACCAAAAAATCAAACGGGCGGACGCGCGCGCGCAAATCGATACGGCGCTGGCCGAGTTGCCGGGACTGATCGCGGCGCTGACGGCGATTGTCACGAACATGGCCAGGGCGCCCGCACAGCCTGGTGGCGGGGCGGCGCTTGAGCGCGAGCTGTCCGCCATTCTGATTGGCGGGCGTCTGGCGGAGATTGAAGCGCGGCTCGATCTGCTGGCCGCGCTGGAGGCGGCGCGATGAACCAGGCAATCATCATAGCCGTGATTCAAGCCGCCATCGCCGCGGCCGCGCGGGCCTATGCCGCCTTCGAGCAGGTCAACGGCCGCCCGCCGACGCTCGAAGAATGGCAGGCGCTGCAAAAAGCGTGGAAGACCCCGGACGAGATCGAGGCCGAAGTGAGGGCGCAGCTTTCGCCTTCGCCCGAGGCTTCGGCGAATCCCGGGCAATAACGAGTTACCCATATACACCAACGACGAAGGCCGGGCGGCGGCCGGCGAAGGACGGCGAGATGAAATTTCGGGGCGAGAGAAAACCGGAGGCCGTGATGAGCGGAGCAGCACCGCGAGTCCACACCCCACTCGACGAGGCCGGCCGCCGTAGGCCAAACGAGGCGCGATGCTGAAGTGGTTGACGGGAAAGAAAACTTATCTTGGCGCGGCGGCGCTGGCGGCCATCGCCATCGCCAGCTTCTGGTTCGGCGCGCTCGACGCGTCGCAGCTCGGCGAGGCGCTGGCGATTGCGCTGGCGATTGTCGGCCTGGGGCATAAGTTCGACCGGCAGAAGGACGCGCTGGTCGAGGCGCTGGAGAAGGCCAAAGCCACGCGAAAAGTTCGCCGTAGCCCGGAGGGCGGAGGCGAATGAACGATCTGCCCATCAGCCCGAAGCCGTGGATGCGCTGGATCGCGCAGGGCGTCGGAGGCGGCACGGCCGTGATCCTGGGCCTGGCGATCATTGAGGCAGTGAAGCAGCGGCCGGAATTTCTTCCGCAGCTTCTGACCGGAAGCTTCTTGCAGTTCGTGGCGCTGGTGGTGGGCATGGTGATCTTCGACCGGCGGCTGCAAAGCTTTTCGGAATTGCAGTCGCGGCACGTCGCCGCGCAGGAGCGCCTGGCTTCCGGCGTGAACGCGCTGGTGGAGAAGGACGACGCGCGCGGCGAGGCGCAGGAAGCCGCGCTGCGCTACGTGGCCAGCCAGAACGAGGAGATCATCGGGAAACTGAAGGAAATAGACGCGAGGCTGCCCCATGCCGGTTGATCCCACAACCAAACGCGTGATGCGCGGCACGGTGCTGAAGCTTACCTACCAGAAGCACGAGCGGCAGGAGCACCGCTTCCGCGACGAGACACTGCTGATCGCCCTCGACCAGCTTTCCTTCAATGTGCACCTGGACCTGGTGCGCGAGTTGATCCAGGACCTAGGCGATCGCGATTACCTGAAATTCAACAGCACACGCAACCGCAAGACCGGCGAGATGGTGATTTCCGAAATTCAATTGACTCCGGACGGGCGCGATCTGGTCGAGCGCATCCGCACCGACCAAGCCGTGGAAGTGTGATGGATGCGCAGCCAGAAAAAACCGAGGGCGCGCACGGGCGAGAAGCGCAAGTCGCGCATGCCGTTCGCCATCGACGCGATGCCGGAAAAGACGCGCGAGGAAATTCAGAAACGCCGCGCCGCCGGCCAAACCTGGCAGGAAATTTCCGACGCGTCGCCCAGTTTTGCCGGGCGCTTGCTGGCAGTAAGTGTCTTGCAGCGCTGGTACGACGTGCGCGTCGAGCAGGTGCAGCGCGAAGTGCTGGCGCAGTCCGAGCATTCGCGGGCGCTGGCCGCGGCGTTTGCGGGCAAGGGCTTCGAGAAGCTTCCCGAAGCGGTGCAGGCGGCGCTATCGAGCGCGATCTTCTCGCTGGCCGAGGAGCAGGACGAAGCCGGCCGCGCGCAGTTCATCAAGTCCATGGGCGACCTGGCCTGGCTGCTGGCGCGCAATCGGCAGCTCGATCAGGAAGAGCGGCGGCTCGAGCTGGAGGCCAGGAAGCTCGAAACGATTGTGAGCAAGGTGCAAGGGCTGAAGAAAGACGTCGAGAAAAAGAAGCTGAGTCCGGCGGAGCTGGCGAGGAAGCTTGACGAAATCTACGACATCGCGCACCCGGCCTAAGCAGGCTGTCGTGCGGCTGTTCGGCTACCAGAAGGCGGCCGTCACCGACGACTCGCGCTTCTGCGCGCACGTTTGGGCGCGGCAGACCGGGAAGGATTTCTCGATCTCGCTGAAGCACGTCCGCAGGCGGCTGCGCCTGGGCGGCACCACCGTGTGCATCGCCGCCGGGCAGCGGCAGACGGTGGAGACCATCGCCAAGGTGAAGATGCACTGCGAAGCGATGAAGGTGAAGTTCCAGGCTGAAGACATCGAATTCGCCGGGACCGAGGACATCGCCACGCAAGTGACGTTCAAGCATAACGGCGCGCGATTCCTGGCGCTGCCCGCGAATCCGGACACGGTGCGCGGCTACACCGGCGACGTTTGGCTGAACGAGCTGGCCTTCATGAAGTTCGCCGACAAGATGTGGAAAGCGGCATTCGCCATCTCCACGCGCGGGTTTTCGGTGGACGTTTCCTCGACGCCGCAAGGCCAGGCGGGCCGCTTCTGGGAGCTGTGCAGGAAGGCGGGCGTGTCCGCGCTGGGCGGCATGGAAAAGACCCAGTGGAAGTCCGGCCAGTGGTCGATGCACTGGTGCGACATCCACACCGCGATCGCGCAAGGCTATCCGGTGGACGCCAAGGCGGTGCGCGAGGCCATCGACGACGATGATACCTGGCTGCAGGAGTACGAGCTGCACTTCCTGGCCGACGCCGAAAACTTCATTCCCATGGAGCTGGTGATCGCCTGCGAAAGCGAGCAGGCGAGCCTGGAGATCCCCGCGGGATTTGTCCGGCAGGGGCAGCTCTATCTGGGCGGAGACATCGGCCGGAAGAAAGATCGCACCGTGTTCTGGCTGAAGGAAAAGCTGGGCGACGTGCTGTGGACGCGCGCGGTAATCGTGCTGGAGCGCACGCCGTTTCACGCGCAGGCGCAGATGGCGGATTCGCTGATGGCGCTGGGCGTCTCCCGCGCATCGATGGACGCCACCGGGCTGGGCGCGCAGCTCGCCGAAGACCTGGCGCGCAAGTGGGGCAGCTCGCGCGTCGAGCAGGTGGTGTTCAACCTAGAGAACAAGGAAAAGATGGCCACCGCGCAGAAGTCGTCGTTCGAGCAGCGGCGCGAGCGCATTCCCGCGGCGGCGTTCATTCGCCGGTCGATCAACGCGGTGAAGCGCTACACCTCGAACACGGGCCACTTCCGGTTTGACGCCGACCGCACCGACCAGGGCCACGCCGACGAGTTCTGGGCCTCGGCGCTGTGTACCGCGGCGGCGAGCGGGCCTGGGATCTCGGTGGAGACGTTCTCCGGCGGGCTGAAGACCGCGGCGGCAAGCATTCAGGGGCGTGAGTACGGCGCGGGAAGCGCGGCGCGAGCGGCGGTGAACTTCTGATGGCGGCAAACCTTCAAGCCATGAGCGCCCCGGAGACGAAGGAGCTCGTCACCAACACCATTCTGCGCGTGGTGGGGCTGAACGCGCAGGCGTTTTCCGGCGCCAGCGACCCCTCGTCGATCTACCGAATGATGGTGGATGGCGGCCCATCAATTTTTCAGTACTACCGCGAGCTCGAGGAGAAAGACACGGCCATCGCTTCGGCGCTGGAGACGCGGCGCATTCTGGCGATGGCTCGCGAAGCTGATGTGCACTCCGCCGACGAGGAAAACGGCCAGGCGGAGATGTACGCCGACGAGCTGCGGCAATTCATCGAGGCCATTCCGCGATTCCGGGCGGCGATGTGGGAGCTGCTGGACGCTCCGGCCTACGGCTATTCGGTCCTGGAGATCCTGTGGACCCTTCGAGGCTCAGGGTCTTCGGCGCGCAGCGCCTCGATCGGCGTCGACAAGCTTGTGGGGCGGCCGCAGGAGATTTTCCGCTTCGGAAAGCTGACCGAGCCGCAGACGGGCGAACTGCTGCTGTCGAATTTCGCCGGCGGTGAGGGATCTCCGGTTCCGCCGGCGAAGTTTCTGGTCTCCACCTATCGCGGGCGGCATGGCGATCGCCGCGGCCTGCCGCTGTTGAAGCGGCTGTTCTGGCCCTCGTGGTTCAAGCGCAACTGCCTGCGAATGTTCCTGCACTACCTGGAGAAGGGTGGCGGCACAGTAGTGGCCAAATACGGCGCCTCGGCCACCGACGAGGAAAAGAAGCTCGCGCTCGACGGCGCGACGGCCATCGCCGAGGAAATCGCCGTGGCGGTGCACGAAAATTTCCAGCTTATTCCCGAGGCGCTGCAGGGCACGCGCACGCGCGATGGCAACGACTTCCGCACGATGTTCGATTACTTCGATGCGGAGCTGACGCGAATGATCCTGGGCCAGACGCTCTCGACGCGCGGGAGCGAGCAGGGGCGCGGCACGATGGCGCTGGGCGAAGTTCACACCGCGACGATGTTTGAGTACATCCGCAACGACCTGGCCGACCTCGAAGAAGTAATCAACGAGCAGCTCTGCGCTCCCTGGCTGATGTGGACTTTCGGCCCGCGAGCCCTCGAACGGGATACACGGCCATACTGGCGCGCGGAGAAAGACCCGCCGAAGGATGTGAATGCGGCGCTCGATCAGCTTGCCAAGGCGCGGCAGATGGGCGCGGAGATTCCGGTGCTGGAAGTTTTCGAGAAGGGGCAAATCCGCCAGAAGGACGAAGGCGAGGAAGTGTTGCCGCCGGCGCAGGTGCCGACAAGTTTGTTTGGACCGGGGGAATAGGTTTCGAGCGCGAGGCTCCCGGTAAGGGGCGCTCGCGCGGTAAGAAAAGATGAAGAAAGTGCAAAAACCCGAGATCACGGTTAGCCGGCGCGCGACGCGCGAGGCCATCGACACGCAGCTCGACCTGGAGAAGATGCTGTCCGCGGCGGTGTTCGAGCAGGCGCGGTACTTCCGGTCGATTGGCGATGCGTTTCTTGCCGAGGCTCGCCGGGCGTTCCTGGCCGGCGGCGGCGTGCTTCCTGTTTTTCCGTTCACCAGCGGAGAAACGTTCGCGCACATGGAGCGGACGGCGGTGATCCTGGCGGCCACGCGAGTGCTGGGCCGCGCGCGGATCCGGAAGGAAGTCGGGTTGCCGCTCGACACCAGTCACCAGTCACGAGTCACCAGTCACGAATTTGCCGAAGTGCTTCATGGCGTGGGCGTGGATGAGGCGGTGAAGTATCTGCAATCGCTGCCGGTGGCCACGCGCGACGAGTGGATTCGCCTGATCCGCGCGAACCAAGGTCCGGCATTTACCGCCGCGGGCGTCGAGAACAAGGCCGCGCTCGAAGCGCTGAAGAAGCTGCTGGCCGAAGGTCTTCAAAACGGATGGACGGCGGCGAAGTTCGAGCAGTCGGCCGCTGAGCTGCTGGCGAAGTTTCAGACCCAGGCGGGCGAGCTGCGCACGCTGTGGAACACGGTGACGGCGACGGCCATGGCGCGCGGACGCGAGGAGATGCTCAGCGACCCGGAAGTGCGCGCGATCGTCAGCCATCGGCTGTATGACGCGATCCTGGACCAGTTCACGCGGCCCAATCACCGCGCCCTCGATGGCGGAATCGCGCCGTGGGACTGGCCGGGCTGGAGCACGTACGCGCCACCGAACGGTTTTAATTGCCGGTGCTCGCTGATCGGAATCACCGGGGTCCGCGCCGCGAAGCTGCTGGCCGCCGGCGGGCAGTACTTCGATCTGACCCAGGGCGTGCCCGCGCTTGCGGGGCCCGATCCCGGCTTCGGCAAAGCGGAGTTTTCTGAGGAGGCGGCGTAATGCCATTCGGCGGATTCAAGGATTTCGACGCGTGCGTGCTGGAGATGCGCGGCAAGGGCCATTCGGACGAGGAAGCCCGCGCGATGTGCGGGCGGCTCCAGGCGGATGCGGAAGGGGAACACATGGCGGACTTCGACAACCAGTGGTTCGAGATCTTTCGCGCGGGCGATTACGGCGACAAGGGCAAATACACCGCCGCCGAACTGGACCAGATGGTCTCGAACTTCGAGCACTGGAAGCCGCCGCTGGTGCTGGGACATCCGCAGAATGATTCTCCGGCGATGGGCTGGGCGGCGGAACTCAAGCGGGACGGTGACCGCCTGCTGGCGCGCGCGGAGAACGTGCAGCCGCAGCTCGAGGAGCACGTATCGAGCGGCAGATTTCCCAACCGCTCGATCGCCATCTACGCCAATCCCAAAGGTTCCGGTCCGGCGGTGCGGCACATCGGTTTTCTGGGCGCGACGCCGCCGGAAGTCAAAGGTCTAGAACCGGTGAAGTTCTCCGATGGAGAATTCGTGGCCATCGATCTTACTTTCAAGGAGGAAGAGGAGATGGATCAAAACGAAGTCAAGAAGACGGTGGCGGCGGAGATCCGCAGCTTTTTCTCATCGCTGTTCGGCGAGAAGAAGCCGGAGGGTTCGTCGTTCACCGAGGAGCAGATGCAGCAGCGCATCGAGGCGGCGAATAAGCCGATACTCGCTGCCATGGCGGCGCTGTCGGCGAAGTTCGACGAGAGCGTGAAGAAGACGGCCGAGCAGTCCGCGGCCGCAACCGCGGAGGCGCGGCGCGCGAACGTTGTCGCCTTCATCGAGAAACGCAAAGCGGTGAACCAGTGGGTTCCCGCGTTCAGCGAAGCGGGCCTGGACAAGGTGCTGGAACAATTGGCCACCAGCGGCGGCACGGTGAAGTTCGGCGAGGCGGGCAAGGAAAAAGACGTCAGCGCCTACGAGCTGCTCTGCAAATTCTTCGAAGCCCTGGATCACGTTTAGCCCTGCCCCAGATCGTGCCCACGCGCGAGCTGGCGAAGGGCGCGAGGAAGGCCGCCGGGAAAAACGTGATCCAGTTCACCGAGGCCAGGGGGATCGAGCTCGATACCCATTCGCTGGCGGTGAATGCCCGCGCCGAAGAGATCGCGGGCGAGCTGCGGAAGCAGGACCCGAAGCTCAGCGAGTTCCAGGCGTTCGGCGAAGGGCTGCGCCAGGCGAATCGCGAACTCGGCGCCAGCGGTGTTGCCGCCGTCAGCGTCTGAGTAACGTTTTCCGCGCGGGCTCCGTCGCCGCCCCAGAAAAGGGCGGGGACACCGCGCGGCGCAAATCAGTCAATCGTGACGCCCCCGACGCGTCGGGGAGAAGGAGTAAAGCATGGCCAGCAAGGCAACGAAAGGACCGTTGGGCACTCCCCGGGTACGCACGTTCCGCGCCGAGGGTGGAACGCTCACCCGCGGCATGGCCGTCATTCCCGGCACCGCCGACGACCAGGTAAAGGCTCCTGCTACGGCGTCCACCGGGAACCTGAAGGTGGTGGGCATCGTGGCGGAGACGGCGCTGGAAGGCGCGCCGGTCGCGATCGTCACCGAAGGCGAGTGCGAAGCCGTGGTCGCCGCGGCGGTGGCGCTCGGAGACTCACTGATGACCGTGGCGGCGGCGGGCAAGGTGGAGCCCACCACCACGGACAACGACGGCGTGTTTGCCGTGGCTGTCTCGGCAGCCACGACTGACGGCGATTCGGCGATCGTCGACGTAAAGGGACCGTCGCGCTACTAGGTCATTTTCCGCCCGCCATCAAGCTAGGCGGGCGGTGGACATCTTTCCCCTGGCCGCCGCTCGGCGGGTGGCCGGGGCCAGCAGTTCCGCCGAGACATTTAATC